CTAAACAGCCGAGAGTGTTACACATTAAAGCCTGACAGTGAACCTTTTGACTCCGTTTATCGGTGCACTGATGGTAACCAGAAATGTGCCTGGGCATTCCGCCCCTGCCGCGCGAGTTTAACGTCCCCGCAGACGGGGGGGCCGGTCAAGTATGACCGGCCTCCGAAAGTTGCGAGTTTAAGGCCCCCGCAGGCCGGATGTTTTTGCACTTAAAAGTGCTCAGACATCCAGGGCGGAGTGTACTGTTGTACTTCCGCAATCTGGGATGCCCACGAAAGGAGAGGTATGTCTGCCCCATATCGCTCTGCAGCGGCCGAAACCAACTGTGGAGCGTAGGTGTTGTAGACCTCCCTTCCGTGGAGTGACAATTCCCGCAGGCTGTTGACCACGTTGTCTGTTGTGATCGAAAGCTCTGAGCCGCCTCTCTTTGTGAAGTAGCTCATCTCGAGGACCGTGTCAAGGTCCAGCGGGGCGACGATTCGGTCGAGCGCAGGTTCGTACCGGAACTCACGTTTGAGGAACGATATCTCAGTGATTTTGCGAAAAGCAGGTGGGTTGAGATTTGTTTTGTCCTCGCACGTGTAGATCAGGCCTTTTGAAGGCGCGTGTGCCATGATCGTCTTTTGATTGAATACGTCAATCACGTTTTCCGCAATGTTCAGAATGTTGTCGTCTCCATACATTTCCACTCTCACATTGTCTTCGAACCCCTTCATACTGAGGGTCCGTGTCGGGTACATGTGGTATGTGCAATCCAACCAAACCAGTCTGAATGCAATCAGACCGAAAATGGAATTCATGATCGAGGTCAGGGGGTTGCCTGAAGGCAGCCCATGGTCCTGCTCGTACACCTTTCTCCCTGTGAGGTAGCGTGGCTGAGAAAGCGACACTCCGACCGCGTCGATGGCGGTGTTGAGTTGCGGGTCCTCAAAAGCACACAAGGTCTTCAGCACCTTGATAACGGCGGTCAAGAGCTGGCACGACTGGCTGTTGTCATAACCGGAGAAATCACCCGCGACCACATGGGGTCCGAGGCACGTAATGTGCTTCACGAGGTGTTCCCAGTC